CAGATCAACAAAGTTGAGAACTACCGTGACCCAGACAGCTTTGCTGACATTGTACGTGGTATGCACCTTTACGGACGCAAGATTCTGCGCCCAGAGGCACTTATCACAGCACGTTACAACGCTGCCTAATAGGCTTAAAGTTGGGGCTGGCTATACGCTGGCCCCTTCACTTCTGATACAGGACACATATAATGGCTACATACATTACACTAGTGAATGACTTACTTCGTAGATTAAACGAAGTAACCATTAACGTGTCTGACTTTGATGGTGTTAGAAACGTTCAAGCTATAGCTAAGGACGCCATTAACTCTTCTATTCGTGAATTACTGCAAGAAGCACAAGAGTGGCCTTTTACACTAGTTACACAAACACAAGTACTCACAGCAGGTACAAGCACGTATGACTTCCCAGCGGATTACTCCAAAGCGGATTGGGATACTTTCTATTTAAAGGCTCTTGAGGGTGCTACTCCTGCTACACTACCTACCCTAACATTTGAAATGTACCTACGTTCACACCGCTCTGATGAAGATAGTAGTGGTGAATCAGGACGTGACGTTCCTGTGCGTGTATACAAAACTCAAGAAGATAAGTTTGGTGTTACTCCTATACCTGATAAAGGTTATACGGTTGAGTATCGCTACTGGAAATACCCAACAGACTTAACAGCCGCTACAGACGTTTGCATTGTACCGGATCGTTTTAAGCATGTTATTATTGATGGTGCTATGATGTATATGATGCGTTTCCGCTCTAACGAGCAGTCGGCTAACATCCACCAAGATAAGTTCACAAAGGGCATCAAAGCAATGCGTAGACTTATTGTTGATAGTCCTACACAGTTATACTCTACCGTGGTTGCACCAGGTGGTGCAGTAAGAAAAAGTAATTTCTAAATGGATAATCTAAGAACGCACCTTACAGTTTGTGCAGGGGGGTTGGTCACTAACACTGACCCACTTACGCAAGCTTCCGCTATGAGTGGTAGTGCTATCCGCATGATTAACTACGAGCCTGCCCTATCGGGTGGGTATCGTCGTATAAGCGGTTATCAAAATGATTACGGCACAGTGGGCGGCTCAGGCGCTGTACTTGGCGTTAATGTAAATGGTAACATTAATGATGGTATCTTTGCTTGCAGAAAACCTACTTCTGGGTATAACTATCTACATAAATGGAATGACACTACAAATAGCTGGGATGCTGTAACTACTTCTGGTTCACCTGACATGACTAACGTAAGTCGTGTGCGGTTTGTTAACTATAACTGGGCTGGAGAAGTTATGCTTCTTACAGACGGTAACAATCCTGCATCTACATATGATGGTACTACATATACACAGATCACAGACAGTAATGCACCTAACAGCCCTAAGTTTGCAGAAGAGTTTGCTTCTCACATTTTCTTAGCGGGTGATACTACAGACCCGTACAACTTATACTTTAGCGCCCCTCTTGATGCTACCGACTTTAGCCCCGCTAATGGTTCAGGTGTTATTAACGTAGGCTACAACATTACTGCTATAAAGAAGTTCCGTAACCAACTTTTTATCTTTGGTGCTAATACAATTAAAAAACTTGTAGGTACTAACTTAGCAGACTTCCAGCTTCAGAGTGTTACATCTAACTTGGGTTGCGTAGCACCTGATACAGTTATAGAGTTTGGTGGTGACTTGCTCTTCTTAGGGCCAGATGGTATTCGCCCTATCTCCGGTACAGACCGCATTGGTGACGTTGAACTTGCTCCAGTATCTAAAGAAATACAAGACATCTTTGATAATTATTACTTGTCAGAACAGATCACAGATGTTAGTATTTTAGTTATTCGCAGGAAGTCACAGTTTAGGTTCTTCTTTAAGAATGATGCATCTCTATCTCTTATCGGTGCTATCCGTAAAAGCCAGAATAAACAGAGTGTGTTTGAATATAGTCAGCTTATTGGTATTGAAGCTAACTGCGTAGCTAGTGGTTTTATAGGTCAGTATGAACATGTGATCCACGGTGACGGTGCTGGTAAGGTACATCGACAAGAACGTGGCATATCTTTTGAAGGCAATAACATATTTAGTCTATACCAAACTCCGTACTTCTACATGGAAGACCCAGAGGTACGTAAAAACATTATGAACATTCATACGTATATGAAGTCAGAAGGTAATACAGAAGTCTTTATAGGTGTATCCTATGACTATGATGATGTTAATACAAGCAACCCTGCATCATACGACTTCTCTACAGAAGGTGCTGCAGCATTATTCGGTACTGCCGTTTATGGGGCTGGTGATATTTATGACGGTAACCCTTCCCCAAAGAAACTAATTAACGTATCCGGTTCAGGTAACTCTGTTTCCGTTAGTTATGTTACAGACAACCAAAAAGCTAGTCATACTATTCAAGCTATTACGATTACGTATGGCGTAGCAGACAGGAGATAAACCGTGGCAGGTTATACAAGACAATCTACAGCAGACATCATCCCTACCGCAACGGTACGTGCTGCCCCTATTAACGCAGAGTATAACCAACTTCGTGATGCCTTCGCTGCATCTGGAGGGCACAAGCACGATGGTAGTACGGGTGAGGGTGAATACGTACCTCTGATTGCTGACGTTGATGCTAACAATAAAGTAGAAGTTAATAACAGTAATAACAGTATCGACTTCTTTGTAGAAGTATCTGCTGTACCTGTTGAACAGATTAGTATTCGTGATGGCGTTCTGCGTCCTATTACAGACAATGACATTGACCTTGGTGCTACTGGTGCAGAGTTTAAAGACCTTTACATTAATGGTGTAGGTTACATTGATACAGTTGCAGTACATGAAAATGCTACAGTAGCAGGTACACTAAACGTAACTGGTGTTATTACTGCAACGGCTGGTGTTGTAGGTAATCTTACAGGTAATGTAACAGGCGATCTTACTGGTGACGTTACTGGTGATCTGACAGGTGCAGTTACTGGTACAGGTGATAACATCGTAATTGGTAACACTACACCAGCGGCAGGTACGTTTACTACACTTACAGCTAACACAAGCCTGACTGCTGCAACTGCCGACATTAACGGTGGTAGCATTGATGGTGCTACAATTGGTGCCGCAAGTCATACTACAGGTAAGTTTACTACCCTGCAATCTACTGGTCTAGCTACTCTTGACTCTGTAGATATTAATGGTGGTGCTATTGATGGAGCTACTGTCGGCGCTACTACAGCAAGCACAGGTGCATTTACAACACTGTCTACAACAGGACAGGCTACACTAGCTACGGCAGACATTAATGGTGGTACTATTGACGGTGCAACCGTGGGTGCTACTACTGCAGCAACTGGTGCATTTACTACCCTTTCAGCTACAGGTACAATCACTGGTGATGTAACGGGTGACTTAACAGGTAACGTCACTGGCAACGTAACCGGAAATGTTACAGGTAATGTAACTGGTGATGTAACGGGTAACGTAACTGCAGCATCTGGTTCCTCTACATTTAACAATGTTACTATTGATGGTACACTGAATATGAATGCTGGTACTACAGCTACTATTCAGAACCTTACTGCACCTACCAATGACCTAGACGCAGCAACTAAGAAGTATGTAGATGACGAAGTAGCAGGTCTTGTAGACTCAGCACCCGGTACACTTGATACTCTTAACGAGCTTGCCGCTGCCCTTGGTGACGATGCAGACTTTGCTAATACTATTACAACTAGCATTGCTACTAAACTACCCTTAGCTGGTGGTACAATGACTGGTGCTATTGCTATGGGTACATCCAAGATTACAGGTCTTGGTGATCCTACTGGTGCTCAAGACGCAGCCACAAAGACATATACTGACACCCAGCGTGATACTCGTTTGGCTACTGCAGGTGGCACTATGTCAGGTGCTATCGCTATGGGGTCTAACAAGGTCACTGGCCTTGCTGCACCTACGGATGCTAATGATGCTGTTACTAAAACGTATGTTGATACGATTACAGGTAGTCAGACTTCTGCCGCTGCTAGTGCTGCCGCTGCCGCTACATCTGAGACTAACGCTGCAACCAGTGAGACTAACGCAGCTAACTCAGCTACTGCCGCAGCGTCAAGTGCTACATCTGCTGCAGCATCATATGATAGCTTTGATGACCGCTACCTTGGTGCTAAGGGTACAGCCCCTACAGTAGACAATGATGGTGATGCACTTCTTACTGGTGCTTTGTACTTCGACACAACCACTTCAACCATGAAAGTATATACAGGTAGTGGCTGGGTAAGTGCTGGCTCCTCTGTAAATGGTACTGCAGAACGTCAGAATTATACAGCTACTGCAGGTCAAACTGTCTTTGCAGCCACATACGATGCTGGATATGTAGATGTCTGGCTTAACGGTGTAAAACTTGTAGAGGGTGCAAGTGAAGACTTTACCGCTACTACAGGTACAAACATTACTCTGACAACAGGTGCAGCTTTAGGTGACGATGTAAGTATTATTGCATACGGTACATTTGTATTGGCTGACCACTACACTAAAGTACAGTCAGATGCACGTTACTACCAGCAGTCACAGGTATATACACAAGCAGAAACTACTGCAGGGTTTGTAGATCAAACGTCTGGCACAGGTTCAGCTAACATTCCTGTTGGTACTACAGCACAACGTGATGCAAGTCCTGCTACAGGTCAGCTTCGCTTTAACTCTACTGATGCATCCTTTGAGGGCTATGACGGTACTGAGTGGGGTAGCATTGGTGGTGGTGCTGCAGATGGTGTCTTTTACGAGAACGAACAGGCAGTAGCTTCTAACTACACAATTGTAGCTACGAAGAATGCTATGACTGCAGGGCCAATCACTATCAACAGTGGGGTCACAGTTACAATTGAGACAGGCGCAAGGTGGGTGGTTTTATAAATGGCTATTGTATTAAACGGAACAACAGGTATTACAACTCCTGATATTGACAGTACTGCAGGGTTAGACGCAGCGGATATTACAGGTACAATAGGTACTGCTCAAATCACAGATGCCAATGTAACACAAGCCAAGCTGGCTGGTGAGGCTGTCAACGAGAGCAAGCTGCAAGTCAGCAATGCTCCTGTAAATGGCTATACTTTAACAGCACAGTCCGGCAATACTGGTGGATTGACTTGGGCGGAACCGGCTAGTGGTCATTGGACTAATTTAGCGGAAGTAACTTTGGGTGGTTCTCAAGTAAGTGCCATAGATATTACTTTGCCTACAGGTTACGACCAGCTTAGATTAGAGATTGTTTTTCCTAGACCTATCGGAAGCACTGGCAAAGACGTAGAAATGCAAATCTTAAACTCAAGTGATTCCGCTCAATCGTTCTCTTATTTTACAACGCATTTTAAAGGTGACGCTAATACTTACGATAGGGATGATGGTCGGTTTGCCACTGAACTTATTTTAAGCGGTACTTATGGTGCAAACAGTGGTGACAGGTTGCAGTATTCTATTGTATTTTCTGACACAAGCAGCACTACAATAGAAACAAAGTATTTAGCGCAAGGCTATTATTATAGAAACGATCAATTGCAGGCAGTCAACAGTTTGTCTGGTGCTACCCAATATGCGTCCACGGCAGCAAGTTCTAAATTGCGGTTTAAATTAGGTGGAAGTACTACTTTTAATACTGGTACAGGGCTATACTATCGCCTTTACGGTCACGCATATTCATAGGAGACAATCATGGCAAAAGTATTACTAGATGGTGTGGTTGTTGATGCTGACGTACCAGCTTCCGCTCCAAAGACAGAAGAGCAAATTAGGTCTAAACGTAACAACCTGATTGCAGAAACAGACTGGTGGGCTACATCCGACCGCACGATGACAGCGGCTGAGACACAATATCGCCAAGACTTGCGTGATGTTCCAACGCAAGATGGCTTCCCAACTAACGTCACTTGGCCCACTAAGCCTTAAAGGATAACAGAATGAGCAAGATAACCCTAACACCAAATGCTTCTGGTACAGGCACGTTTACGATTGCTTCACCTAATAGCAATACTAATCGTACCCTGACACTACCTGATAGTGCTGGTGAACTACTTACAACAACAGGTGACGGTTCAAACCTTACAGGCATTGTTACAGCAGATGATTCTATTAACGAAGCCAAACTTCAAGTCAGTAATGCTCCTGTTAATGGATATGCCCTCACCGCACAGTCTGGTAATACAGGCGGAATGACTTGGGCAGAGATGGCTGCGGGTGGGACTACTCTAATAAGCACAACAACTGTTACTTCCGCTGTAGCAACTGTGGATATAACTTTGCCCACAGGGTACGGTGCCTTTGAGCTTTTCTTAGAGGGGGTAACACCAAGTTCAACGGGCGTGTCTTCAACATTAAGTGTTAGGTTTAGCTCAGATAACGGCTCCAGTTATTATCAAACTAGCGGCAGTTACAATGTAAATGGCGGTAATGATTCACAGCTTCTCATCACATCAGCCAATGATTTTAATAATGAGGCTTACATAGCTTTGACTATACAGGGAGCCAAAAACTCTGGAGTTAGAACTACAGTTTTTTCTGAACAAATTTTAATGACAACTACTGGTGAGTTCCGCTCCGCTAGAGTTGATGGTGGCGGTTACAATGGTGACACCGTTATGACGAACATAAGAATTTTCCCGCACGGCGGAAGTTTGAATATAGTTGCTGGAACATTTAGACTTTACGGAAGGGCAACATAATGAACAAGAAACTTGTAGACGGTGTTCTTGTCGATTTGACAGAGCAGGACATTGCCCAACGTGATGCAGACAATGCTGCATACGCCGCTGACATTGCTGCTAATGGATACAAATTTGATCGTGCAGCAGCATATCCAAGCATAGAAGATCAACTTGATGACATCTATCACAACGGTCTTGATGCTTGGAAAGCTAAGATTTTAGCGGTGAAAAAAGCTCATCCAAAGCCGGAGGGTAACTAATGAGTACCATTAAGGTAGACACAATTACAGATGAGGCTGGTACTGGTGCTCCTACGTTCTCAACGGGCGCAGCGGTAACGGGTAACCTTAGTGCTACAGGCACAATTACAGGTGGTGCATTCTCAGGTAGTGGCGCTGGGCTTACGGGCATTGATGCGTTTAAACCTGTAGCTGTAACGGGAGCTACTCCTAGCTTGGATGTGGGTAGTTATAACTTCTTCGACCAAGGTACTCTTACGGGCAACACTACTATTAGTTTTACTAATGTACCTACTAATGTACGTTGGTCATATAGTTTTGAACCTATTACTGTAAGTGGTTCTTTTGATGTAACTAAAGCCAGATATGTAAGGTCATTCTTTGTAAAGTTTCAAGAAACAAGTCCAATGGATATTTTCCTTAAACCTGATGGTACTAAACTGTACCTTATAGGAAATAATTCACGTGCTGTTAATGAATATGATTTAGGTATACCTTGGGATATTTCTAGTGCTATTTTCTTACAGTCGTTTTCTGTAAATGGACAAGATAATGACCCTAGAGATGTTTTCTTTAAACCTGATGGCACTAAGATGTATGTAATAGGGAGTCAGGTTGATGAGATTCACGAATACGATTTAAGCACCGCTTGGGATGTTTCCACTGCATCTCACTTACAAACAATTAACGTATCTTCTGTGGAAACAAATCCATCTGGTTTATTCTTTAAGCCAGATGGAACTAGGATGTATTTTGTTGGCTCTGGGTCTGGCGATGTTAGAGAGTATAATTTAAGTACTGCTTGGAACATTTCTACAGGAACTCTTTCACGATCTTTTACAGTTACTTCTCAAGACAGTAACCCTAAAGGTATTTCTTTTAAACCTGATGGTACTAAAATGTACATAGTGGGGATTACAAATGATAGGGTATACGAGTACGACCTAAGTACAGCTTGGGATGTTACTACAGCTTCTTTTTTACAGTCGTTTGAC